CCATTATCGTGCTTGTACAAAAGAGATGGATATAACTCAACCATAGTCCACCACAACACAACTTTTAACACGTACTCATTGAGCAATGTTTCATAGTCGCCTGTTAAAGTCGCATTTGCTACATCATCCTTCAATTTCACCGTCAAATTTGTACCCAAAAAGTTGGTCAAATACTTATCCTGCGCAAGATAGATGGCAGGGCGAATAAGATTGGGATCAACTGCATCGGTTAAAGGAGTGAACTTCTTTATATAATCCTCATTGATGAGTAATATCTCTTGTGGTATTGGCATTTTTTAGGCGTATTTAATTGATCCTCTTGATGGTGTATTTATTGGAGCTACACCTTCAACTCCTTTTCTTGGAACGAATGGGTTATTACCTACTCTTTTATCATTTTCAAGACCTTCATTGGGTAGAATTCTACCTTTCGAATCTCTCTTTCGCATATATATTTGACGCTTCCAAAAATGGTGACAAAATGCGCCACCTTTGTAAACGAATATATCGTATGTGCTTTGTCCAGTTGGTGCGAAATCTCCATTCACTCCTTTGTCACTCATTCTCTTTATATCTTCATATCTAAATACCGCACCTGATGCCGACATTCCCACCATATCAATGCAGAATTCACGTGAGTTAGCAGATAGATTTTGAGAATATGCATAACGCAACTTATACAATCCTGCATCACCCCATTGTGATTTCTCCCCACCATTTGCATCACTCATTGAAGGCATCTTGTTAAAGAGTTGTGAGGTGTAATTCAATTCGTTCTCAGGATCCAATACATCTTCCTCACTTATCAATTCCCATTCTTCTTTATCAATATATTCAGCTTTCGATTTCAACTCATCAATGAAGATTCTCCCCTCTTCATCCGTGAAATCATTTGAAGATTGACATACGTGAATTGATTGGTTCTCATTTATACGTTCAACTATTCTCTTTGCCCAATCTCTTCCTGCATCACCTCCCCACAATTGCCAAGCTATTCGACCTGCTGTTGGAAATCCATCTTCACCTTGATTCCATCCCATTGCCTCTTTGTCTACTTCGTGACGTGAAAAGTAACTATTCATCCTTTGCACGGTATCAAAGGAAAGATTGCGTTTATTGCTAATGTCTCTTGCACGTGCAACACCTACTTCCGTTCCACCCCTTCCATATTCATCTCGCCACTTTAATCCAAGTTCTGCTTCACCTGCCATTTCATCGGTAGGTTCGTAACTTTCTAAATTAACTTTTTTTTTTACTGCTGATTGTTGCGCTTCAACTGGTGTAGGCTCCAAAATTTCATTTGAAATAATCTTTGGAGTTGCTACCACATTGGATGCTTCACAAATGATGGATATTCCTTCCTCAATCAATCTTTGGAAAGGCTCAATGACCTGCTTTTGGAATATGAATAAAGCAGTTTTCATTTCATCGGTATTGCTACCCAATCCACCCCCATCTCTCACACCAAATAACAAAGGTGATGTCACACGGTGTGCAATCATTATCTGCTTGGTGCATTCCTCACTCAAAAATTGATATTGCTTATCAGCATCGTGAATAGGAAATGATGTGAATTCAACACCTCTATCTCTTTCTTCATTAAAGAATGTCAAGACCTTCCCTGCGTTCTCTGCGCTACCCAATGACATCTGCAATTGATTTTTAATCATATGCTGTTCTTCGAGTGAAGGGATGCCATTATTGAAAGATGCGATTAATGAAGGGAAAAATCCATTGAGAATATTGTTAACGTGGTACTCACCTATTTGGCGAGTTAATTCAATGTAGTTAACACTACCAATGTAATCAGGTTTAGGGTAGTATTCGCTACCCATCTTTAACGTATGTATGAAAAGGACTTGCTTAGGCAATGCCTCTTTATTTTCTTCGTCAAACATCGCAATAAAATGCGGTGTGTTCTTCTTTTTGCGTGTATCACTCCAATCACGTGAATACCAAATACCAATCACATCATCATTTTCATCACTACAAGCTAACCTGCAATTCTCGAAAGGTAGATGATTTACTTGCGCAATGGTTGTTCTATCCATTGACCAAATAACTTCCAAATAATAACCTCCAAAAAGTTTTAGGTCTCTTGATACACTTGGAATGATTGAATCGATTTTTAAGCCACTTAAATACGCATTAGCGGTATCATTTCCACCACTCACTCCCTTCCCTGCAATCATTTGACTGATTGAGTTCACAATTGATCCGTGTACTGGGGATTCACTTTGCAATTCAATCAAATATTGCGGATACATATTGCCCTCACCAAAATTAACCCATCCTTTTGATACGTTTTCTCTCTCAATAGGTGCAATCTTAACGTATTTAGCCATTTCGACTTTTTCGCCGATTCTTGACTTTATATTTGAAAGGAGATTATCCATTGTATTCGATGTCATTAGGTATGGTTAGCGTTGGTTGGTCAAAGTATTGCGTCAGCGTAGTGAATTCGATATAACCTCTTTTAATCTCACCAACCACATCAGCATCAGCAGGATCCAAGTTAGTAGACGAATTTTGACCATAAATAATATAATTGTAACGGCCACCATCAACAATAAGAATACTACCATTGACACCATCATCTGCGTCAGTGCTAATGGATAGCGTAGTGATTCTTTCATTTGTATCAATAACCGATGGAATAACCGCAAATAATTTTAGTGTAATCTCATTTTGTAAGATTAACAGATAGTCCGTAAAGGAAGGTAAAAGCAAAACCCCTTCCTCTAATGAAAGAAGAAGGGTTTGCGATGCGGTATTAGTCTGTAAGTAATTCACTACCTACAAATATAAATTAAATAGTTGGGGATACAACAGTGATAGAAGCAAAGTTATCGAAAGGAGTACTTGTGAAAGATTCCAAACGGTATGCTTTGTGCGCTTCTTCTGCGGTGAATGTAATAGTGTAACCATTCAAATCACCTTTTGCAGTTCCGGTTGATGTAGTCATTGCGGTAACTTCTGCACCATCCATTCTACCAACCATCCAAATGTTGTTGTTGTTATCTTGAACAAAAACAATAAGACGATTTTTAGCAACCAATTCCAATTGCTTTCTACGTGCAGCACTCAAAGCAAAGAAGGTAGCAGCAACAGTTTGCGTGTAGAATATTGTGCCATTCTCAACGCTTGAAGCTACTTCCTCATTGAAGCTACCAGTGTGCTTAGGGCAAGTATATTTGTAGATGAATGCGGTAGGCAATCCATCAACTTCCTCACTTGATGCATCAATAGTTACACCACTCAAAAAGTCAGCGTGTTGTTGCAAGTAGATTGCTTTGATTCCACCAATGGTATCTTTGCAATCAAGTGTAAATCCTGCGGTTAATTCACAAGCCATATTTTTATATTTTTATTATTAGTTAAAATAAAGGGAAGGCAGAGTTAACCACCTTCCCCTTTACTTGTGGTTATTATTATGCGTTGCGACCAATTACGCAGTCTGCGTAAACTCCAACCTGTACACCAGTGCGGAATCTCATAGCCATACGTACGTTATCGGAAGCATCAGTCAAAGACATATCTACAACCTTAACTTCTGCGTAGTCGGAATTAGCGTCAGTACCTACAACCAAGTTCTTAGGTTGAGCAACTACAACAGTTCCTGCGCTCATACCTGGACATACATAGATATCATATCCGTTGAATTGCAAGTTGAAGCTGTCGGATGCTTGATACATTTGCAAATATCCAGCGGCAGTAATTGCTTGACGATAGTATTGAGCAGTTTGACGATTCATATAAATCTTCGTGTCAGGACTTCCCATAATTGAAGCAGGCAATGCATCAACCAACTCATTCAAGTTGTCAATAACAGTACTAGCATCCATTGCACCAGCAGCGTAAACAACATCAGCAGCAGTAGAAACAGAATCTTTCAAAAGTTTCTCAAAACCAGTGAAACGCTGATAAGTGCCTGCACCAGCAGTACCTTGCCATACGTGAAACTCAATCTCTTGTCCAACTTTTGCAGCAGCATATCCAATCAAGAAATCAGCAAAGTTGTTAGGAACAACATCGTTGATGAATCCACGTCCAGTTTGAGCAGCTTCCCAGTCACGAGCGAACTCGCTCTTGCACAACTCCAAGTTAACCTTGATGTCTTTAACTTCCAAAACTGACTCGGTCAAAGTCAATGATCCAGCTTGGTTGAAATCACAAGATGTGCCATCTTGAAGCAATGCGCCACTGCCCAATACTTTCAATACAGCCTTGAATTTAACACCCTCTTTAACTGTTACATAATTTTTAGCAATAGTGTCTCCTGACAACAATGCAGCGTTAATGTATGGTAACGCTAACTCACCTGCGTAGGTGCTTGTGATTGATAATGAATCAGCCATCTTTTCTTTTTTTTATTTTTATTTGTATTTGTTCATAATTGCGAATGCTCTGTTCTTAGCATCCATTTTGCCTAAGTCCATAGGTGCGCTCTTTTGAGCAACTGCAACTGATTTCTTTACTGAATCTACTGCTGGTTGCTTTGACATCTTTTCGATGGTTGCAGAAAGGTTCTCCTTTTCAGCGTTCAATGTTGCAATCTTAGCTTCGAATGCCTCAACCAAAGAATTGATTGTTGACTCGAATTCTTCTCTACTTACTCCATCAAAGGCAGCTTGCTCTTCTTTTTCAATTTCGATTTCAACCTTTGGTTCTTCTTCAACTGGCTCTTTGATCTCAGCGATAACACCACCGCTTACAACGATTACTTTACCTTCGGCAGTTGTGTGTTCTCCATCGGGAGCAGGTACTGGATTGCCATCGGCATCCATAACGAATAACTCGCTACCAACTTTGAATTCAGCATCAGGTGAATACACCTCAGTGCCATCAGCAAGAATGGCCATTGCCATCTGTTGCTCTTTTTTGATTTCGCCATCCGCAGAAAGTTGAATGCCAAATGCCTTCAATCTATCAGCGTACTTTGAAACAATTTCTGTTACTTTGTTCATATCTACTTTTTTTCTTTTCTAATCATAAGTAGCAAAACCCCTACTTTTGTTCCCGCATAGTTTTTGTTTAGGTTCGTTTTGTTTAGTTGTTACAACAAGAAAGCCCCCCAAACGTGGAGGGCTTTTTTGTCGGGTAAACAATACACCTGCACAGGTGTAATCTTACATACCGCTTAACTCATTTTCTAACTCCTTCATTATCTTTTCAATCTCCTGCTGCGTCATATACTCATCGCTTATCTCAGTGAAGAATCCCTCCAATGAAAAGCCTTTGACATCACCTTGCTTAATGGATGCCCACACTTCATCATTGTCTATCTTCATCCCAATACACCAAGTACCTTCGGGAAATGAGAAACCAAAGTTCTGACTCTTATCAAATTGACCTTCTGTAATCCAAGACTCCACAACGGTACAACCTGCAACTGGTATCTCGTGTTCTAAATTAGAGTTGTGATGCATATTGCGTTTAAGATATTCTTGCGCTATCTTATTTATTGTCTCTTTGGAATATTTGCAATAGTATTCTCTACCAACTGCATCAACTCTGTAAATCAATTGTTCTGGAATCATAACCGCACCATACACCATCTTGCGCTCACCTTCTTCAACAGCAGCTTGTTGTACTTTGCGAGTCTTTGATAGTGCTACAAAATCCACTTCAATAGCAGGATTTTCAACAAGGCTCATTGCGTGTACTCCAAGATATCCACTATCATCAATGGTGTACTCAATTACTTTTACTTCTTCTTCTTTCATTTTATTTAATTAATTTTGATTGGTCTAAAATCTTCTGTTGTGCATCTTGTGCCGATGTTACATTAGTAGCTAAAACGTAGGTTTGTAACGGTTGTGCTTTCGTTTGTCCATTGTTTAAAAAGGAAAGGTCTAACGCAGGAGCAGAGGTTGAACCTCCACCGCCTCCACCCATTGCACCACCACCACCTCCACTCATACCTCCACCTGATGGAGCAGATGCGCCACCACTTGGATTAAATTTAGTCGCTGCAATTTTAGCAACTCTCGCCAAACCTGCTGCCACTGCTATACCTGCCATCACCGCAGGATAACCTGGAAAACCTATTGTAATTGGAGATTTTGCTGCTGTTGTAAATGCGTTCGCAGCACCTTCATAAGTTGCGATGGATGCTTGTGCTATACCTAAGGCTTTATTTATTTGGAAAGACTTTTTAGCATTGACAATTCCACTATCAGTAAGGAATGAATTTAAGTCCATCAATGCACCAAATGCTTGTTGAGCAATTTGCAATTTTGCCGCTTGATATGCTTGTTCTCCTGCTAATTTTTCAGCAGAAGATTTGTCCGCTTCTTCTAACTCAATTTGCGCTTGTTTCTTTGCATATTCACTTGCATATTTAGTTTTGATTTCACCTAATTCAACTGCTGCTATTCTTGCATTTTCTTGTCTTTGCTTTTCAAATTCAATTTCAGTAAGTGATTTCTTTTCTTCTTCCATGAAGATTATATCACTTTCTTCTCTTAAATATTGCTCAGTAAGTTTTTTCTTTTTTTGTAAAAATTCTTCTCTTTGTTTAGCTTCCTTTTCTTCGATTTCTTTTCTCTTTTTATATGCCTCTTTCTCTAATCTTTCTTTTTCCTTTTCAACTTCTTTGGCCTTTTTGAGTTCTTCATCCTTTTGTTTCTTTGCCTCCTCTGCTCTTTTCTTGTCATTCTCTGCACGTTCCGCAGCTTTGGAATCGGTTAACCCTATCCAGTCCATAAAGTCAACAAGACCTTGCGTAACTGAATCAATGGTTGTTTTGAGAAATCCAAACATCTTTCCAACCAATCCACCTGCCTCTGTTAATGCTTCAAAGTTTGCAACGATTAAAGCAATAATTCCACCAATTAAAAAGATTGGATTGGTAAGTAATGCCTTTCCCAAATCCATCATTGTACTTCCAAAGCCTTTTGCAGCTTTTGATAGGTCTCCAAATTTGAAATCTTTAATGGCACTGGTTACCCCTTGCAATCCCGTTTGTGCTGCACCAAAGTCAAGTGATAAGATAGATGAGCCAATCATTCCAAATGAGTTGTTCAACCTCTCCAATGGATCACCTGCTAACGTGTTTACTGACTTACTTAAATCACCAACTTTGTCAGTCAATTCCCCCAACTGCCTTTGCACCTTATTGTATTCCGCAGTGCCTTCGGGTAGCCTTGCAAGTTCTTCCCTCAATTGGCGCATTTGCGCCCTTAATGATTGCGTTTTTTCGGTTGCGTTACCTTGTAATTCGAATTCTAAAACTACCTTATTGTCAGCCATTGAAAATCATTTTAATTAAATAAATAGTACCTATTAATAAAGTAGCAACAACGCTTAAATTGATGCCTTTTGTTAGCCAATTTGGTAGCTTATTTTCGCTCGATGGATGGGTTGACTTAATGCCCATTTTTTGCATCTCGCAAATGTTCTTAAATGTCTGCTGTGGATTATTCATAATGGTATTGTGTGTAAATTATTTGAGCTGAAATCAAGAAATTAGTTTCGGGATAACTTGAATTGACCAAATAAATTTGAGGTGCAAATGTTCCGCTTACTATATCGAAATCAATTTCAAAATTTCCATTCGTATTTGCAATAGATTCAGTAACTACAATTGAATCCTTAATGCTAATTCCACCCGATCGCGTGATATGTATGTTAAATTCAGCACTTCCAGTAATGTCTATTGTTGCTCCTACTTGTGCGATTGAACACATTACTTTCATAAGCCACATTGATTGGTCGGGCATCGTTATATAATTGCCATAACTTGTCAATGTAATTGGTGTTGTGTCATTGGTGAAATCACCGCTACCATTTAGCTGAATTATTCCACTTTGGTATTCACCTGCATACGTGCCACCGCTACCAATGGTCACACCTCTATTGATTGCTTTTGCATAAGTGCCACCGACCAAGCTATTAGATACGCTTCGTGTTACTACGTTATTTTCACCATAGATTACGCTATTCAATACGCTCTTATCAATGCTATTGTTGGGAGTTGAAATCAATGTAGTAGCATCGGTTCTTTTTATTGGATTTGTGGTAAGCAATTCATTTGAGTTTCCTGCTTTTAAATTCTTTTCCTTTCCATCCGGTACTTTCGCAAAGCAATTGCCACTCACCCACAAGTATCCGTAAAAATTGCAACACGATTCAGTTGCCTCAGCAGGGTTACCATCGCCATCCAAAAATGGTACAGTGCCATTGGCATTGATAACGCTATCCGGAATAAGTAAACAATCGGGGGTCGCGCTCACCGTTTTAATCAATTTCACCTTGACACTATCCTGCATACCAACAACATAGTCGCTGATTTCAAGAATTCTCCAATACGCATCTTTGATGAATATTTGGTCATTGTATTTGAATTGATAAATGTCCGCAAATTCAAGGGCAAAGTATGCTTCAATAATTCGTGCATCAGGTGCGTAAATGTCAGATATGTAATCGTTCCAATAACGTGCATAAAGTGTTTTCCACGGTTGTGATTCGATACGTTGTAAAGAGACCTCTTGACCAAAGTTCAAATCCTCATCCGCAAGTGTTGGAATGTTACTTGTGTAATGGTTGAACAGTGGAAAAAATCTTGAAACAAAATTGCCAGTTTCATTGTCGTAAATGTCAATCTTTATTTCGTCAGCAGTTTTGTAAAGAATGCGAGGGCCAGGTGCTACATAACTACCTGCATCATTGATGTATTTTGGAATGGCTAAATCAGTGTTGTTAATCAAGGCGCAAGGTGATGGAAAGAAGAAAGTTTCAACCTTGTAATCGTTTGTGGCAAAATCATTTTCGGGATCAACCAACTCCAATCTACCATAAATGCGGTCACCTTGTGAATTGTAAATGTTATTCAAGTAGTCATTTGATGCCTTGTAAGTCCAAAGATTTTTTTTCGCTTGATAGTCCGCAGTTGATGTTATTGTGATGTCCTTTGATATGTCCAACTTATTTGACCAGTCCTTTGTTGAGCCTTCACCAAGATATTCTTGGATTGGTTTTAAGGTGAGCAGTTTTGGATTGACATCATCGGGAATCACTACCAAATTAAACATCTTGAAAAGAGATGAAATGAATTCACTGCATTTCATTATCGGCGCATTGACCGCCCAATCAATTGCATTGCCATAGGTCTTGGATGCTGATACACATTCGATGTTTGAATTTTGGTCAAATGGTGCAGTTCCTTCTGTACTAATATCTTTAAATTCCAATGCACTTGCAGGAAGGGCAGTGATGGTAAAATCACCCCATAAAACCAATTCGACTGTTGTTCCAACCTCTAAAAAAAATTCGCTTGTTGTTGTTTCACCTAAACTTACTGCTGCTGTTTGTTGACCAAAAAAACCAAATGTAAATGCATTGGATAAAGTTACTGGTGTGATGAATTTGTCACCAGTTGGAGTTGTTCTTAAAAATCCAAGAATTGCACCACCAATGCACAAATCAAATTGATTGATTGATAACACCGCATTTATGATGTAGTTACCGCTAAATGGCGCAGTGTAAATATTGTCTCCCGTTACATTCGTACCTGGATCAGTTATGACATTCATCGCAGGAACGGTGTAACTATAAATAGTTGAACCATCTGCAAGAGTTACAGGTGCGAAATTGCTTCCATCAAATCCCACGTTATCAATCCCACCTTCAACTTTGTAAACAGCTTGGTCACCATTCCCACCAATCATCACCATTGTGTTCCCTTCGCTTGTCCAAGGTATCCACATCTTATCTAATTGGTCAGCTAATGTGGTGCTATTTGCTTCATTGAATTGGAATCCACTTAATGAAAAAATCTTGTCAAAAATATAACGAGACAAAACAAATGGAGTCAGTTCAAATGGTTTCACTATTTCGGCTAAAATAGCCTCCGATGTATCAAATGGGTTAACGTAAATTGAGCGACCATCCGATAAGCTATTGCCCACCCATTTGTTACCTCTATCCGTTAATCCAAATTGAACATCTGTATAAGCAGCAACCGTATCAATTGAGCTGAATGTTACATCAATTGGATAGTCAGTTGTTAATTCACCTGCTATATAATTCTTAAAGTCAGCATCTCCAATAGTCTTGAAAAAGTCCACCACATTTCCAAAGAATACAATCTCCAAATCAGTTACCTCACCATTGGTTGTATAGGCAGCTTTAAATTGCACATATCCATCAATGATTGGAATGGTATCTACCGTTATTGATGCGTTAATCTTTCGCTTTGGATTGAAGCCACTGAATTGAAAAGTATTTTCTTGTATGAATCCAAAAATCTTTGCGTTTGTCTCAGTAAATGGTATGCGGAAAGTCCTTGAATAGTTACCACGTGGAGTGAGGTCTTTGATGTCATTAAATGAGTAATTCAATGAGATATTTTCGTTCTCGTATAAGTCCACCAAATACGGAGTATTATCCGCTTGGGTGTATAATATTAATGCTGTTTCCATTCTAAATTATTTATGGGCAGTTACCAAATCCAACAGTAACATAAATATTTCCATTCATTAATCCACCGCCACTATATGCAGGAAGTATCAATTTAAATGTATTGATTGCGGTTGATATTGGAGTACCCCAAACTGCGTTCACTATTATTGGTGTGCCAGGTGTTTGCAGCCCTTCAAGTCCAAATCCCGAACCGCCACCCGTTTGAGTATTTCCAAGCAAGACATAACCAGGTCTCACAGGTGAAACAGGAGTTGTCAAGTCATAATCCACACGTATATAGTATGTTTGTCCTCCAACTGGTGTTTGACTTAATGAATTTTGAACGCTGATAACCACGTATCTTTGACTCGTTGCATTGACCACTTTAATATGAGCAGCATCTCCAACAACACCATTAAGATAGATTGTTGATGTTCCAGATATTTGACCAAATATGTTATAGTAATCGCAAGGAGCAGGGCCCGGTATTGGATATGCAGCAGCAGTTGTATTGATAGTATCGTATTCGTTCGCCAATTGCAGTCTCAATTGTTGATTATACTTGCGACTATTGCGCTCCCTTCTCATCAAAAAATTATTGTCCTCAACTACAACTGGCAAGATGTTGTAACCATCTACGTTATCGTCAACCATCCAAACTGATTTCGATTGGAAAAGGTCTTTCATAAATTTGAATTCACTCTCCGTTACCCAATCACTTGTCAAGTTAATGAATGTCTTTACTATTGGTTCTCTTTCAGTCAATGACCTTGAATAGTTCTTTGTTTCAAAAGGACTGGATGCAGTAGCACCATTGTAATCTCCAAGATATTGCTTGTATCGTTTCTTTTCGACCTCAATGCTACGCTCGTTCTTCTTGATAAAAGAGTAACTATCCCATCCCCCCTTTTGGTTTAACCAATAAACGTGCACTGGATTGTGCTTACAATCTTCATCTATATAAAATCCATATTTGGCAGTTGCAGGTTCTTCTGTATTTATATCATTGATATATACTGTCCAAAATGATATTTTATCAGCTTCTTCTTGCGTTAAATAACCACCATCAACCAAGTTTTTGAGACCTACTGGAATATGCAACAATCCCCCTGCGGTTAATAGTGCATTAATATCCATAACGAAATCAGCTGCTAATTCATATTCATAATCATACAGTTCAAAAAATACTTTATATAATTGAGTATTTAAGTAATTGCTATTGATATAAGTA